GTGTTAAAGGTGTACTAAAAAACCGCCCTCCCTTCGAATAATTGCAGGTTGTGCATAAACACTGCAAATTCCACTCATCATCTCCACCACCAGCCACACGGGGAATGATGTGATCGACGGTTGTGCCTTCAGCACCACATTGCTGGCATGTGTATTGGTCACGCTGCAAGATTCGTGACCTGATACGACGCCATTGACTTGTCGATCCATTGTTACCTAATGCACTGGCCATTAGTAGTACCCCTTGACCTTATGAAACTCCCATGCTTTACATGGTGTTTGGTATCTGTGTTTAATGTAAGCAATTGTCTTATCAATCTGTGCAAATGGGTCAAGCGTACCGTAGTGCTTAGATCGCATTTGGCCTAAGCCATAATGACTACCATTGCGAGCTTTGTAATTCCAGCGAGATTCCTTGTGAATGATTGCATTGAAACATTGAAACTCTTTATACGATACAAGCTTCACATGTGCATAGATTTTAAGATGATCGACGTTTGCTTGTGAATGTGCTACTGGTGTGCTTGTTATTGAAAGCAATGCCGTTATGGCATAAAGGTAGCCCAATAGCCGAAAGCGCTCTTGCAAGCTACCCGCCACAGCGGCTTGCTTCAAGCGATTCCAGCGTAGCAACGTTGTCAAGCACTGAGCCTAATCTTGGGCGACCCCCACAGGTTTTGTCCCCTTGTGGATAACTCTTGTGGATAACTATTCATTGTTAACCCCTATGTTAGCAACGGTCATAAATGTACAAACGCTGCATTGGATCGTTTCAACACCTTCAGGCAGTAAGTCAGTTATCTTGTGAATGACCTGTTTTGTGATCTTCTTACACTTGCGACATTCAAATTGCACTGTTTGCATAATTAGATTTCCTCAAGTTTTCAATAGGTTGTAGGTTGATTTGCGATACCCACCAATTTGGTTGCCTAGAATGACGGTATTTGTCACGCCTGGCCATAGCAATAGGAATCCAGCCTTTAATGTCGTAATCGGGTGACGTACCAGTTACCAGCACGGCAATGTCATTGGGACGGTCGTATTCATGCACGATCAGCTGGCCTGTGTCGTACTTTGTCCACTTGACTTCGATTGAATTGCCTACGTCAGCTTTGTTTTTCCATTTATGCTCAAACGGGTCAAATGTTAAACCAAAGTATTTGGCCACAACCCATTCACTGCCAATTGTTTCGCTGATTTCAAGAATGTACTCAGCAAATGACTTCGTTTTGTCATACATGTTTGGCATGGTTGACCCGCCATTTTGCTGGTACTTGATCGCAGCTAATAAACAAATGACTTGTTCATCACGGTGCAATTTCATCTTCAACGGCAACCACCGCAAAACCAAATAATCTTTTCAGTTGCGTCATAGCCCTTTTGGTAGCCAAAATCGTCATGTTTTGACAGCATTGAGCATTTGTCACACTGGCTCATTTTGTAAATTGCCACAACTGCACCGTTTTTAAGCAAACGGCACGTCATTGTTTGCGGGTTGATCAGCTCGACGTAATCGCTCATAGGTGCAACCGATTTTCGCAGCGCTTACAAAACCAACAAACTAAACCGTCGTCCCGATCGTATTCATTGACTTGGGTGAAGTCGTCGCAATCTGAGCAATTTGTAACCCCGCCATAACCGCTAAAACTGTAAATGTTGCCGTCGGGTGATGTGTAAATCTTTTTTAAATCAAAATCGCTCATACTTGTGGCTTCCATTTCCCGTCACTTGCCAAAACATACCAACGCGGTTGACATTGTGTTGCTTTTGTGCGCTCAGTGCAGAAATACCCGCCCCACGTTTTTGGCGATCCGTCATGTGATTGTTTCCAAATCATGTGGCCGTGACTGCATTGCGGGCTTTCATCTGCCAGTTTGCCTCCCAATTCGGTGGCAATTTGTGCAATGGCGTCAGCTGCGTTCACAATGCCTGCTGCATGAACTTCGGCTTCGGTTTTATAACTTGGCACGTCGCCAAACTTTGTCGTCCAATAGTCGTAATGCTTTTCTGCATTTTCAACCTGGGACATAACTTCTTTTGTGCTGCGTTCAGCCCCACCCAAAACAAGCTGCTGAACCCGCATAATCGCGCTGGTTACTGTATCTTCAACAAACCAGCGTTTCATGTTGGGTTGATAAGCGCCTAAATAGCCATAGGCGTAATCAATGCCCGCAGGTAATTCATCATCATAATTGCGAAACGCTTTCGCTTCGACAAGCACATAACCCTTTTCGGCACTAAATTCGACTATGCGGGTTTCAATTCTTCCCAATGGAAAATTGCTTAACCAGCGTTCAAGTCTTTCGCGTGAAGCCTCATAGTTATCTAGAAATCCCATTTAACTTCCCTTCGACTTGGTGGATCAAAGTGTCTGCAATGTGCTGCGATAGGCATGCGGGGCAACCATGTCCCTGCAATTCGTGGCAACAACCAAAAGATGTTGTAATTGCCATTTTTATAGTCTCAGCCAATTCAGTCATTTTTTGACCGCATTTGAACTGTGGCGACCAATTGCCTTGCCACGTGCTAAACCTTCACGTCGGCCGTCTTTGAAGCCTTTTGCATAGCCAATTGCAATTGTGACAACTGACCAAATCATTAACATAAGTAGGCGAAACAATGTTTCACCGTCAAGCAAGTCAACTACCATTTTTGATCTCCCGAATCTAGGTGGCAACGATTACCACCTGCAATAAGGGTGAAGCAAGAGGCTGACAAAATCAAGCATTGCGCGTGTTGTGCGGCGTGTCGTCTAGCCAAAAACCTTGCCGTCAACAATAAATGAGCCGTCACGTTCGATCGGCACAATCTGGGGGCTGACCTTCGAGCCTTCAACGCGTAAAATGCCAAACCCTTGCGTCCAGTTAGCCGTTCCTTTTGTGTATTTTGCAGCTGAAAAACGCATAAGGTTGCCAACCTCCATGCCCCACAATGTCCGACCCATTTTGTAGCCGCTTGATTCCGTGAATGTTGAAATGCCTAATCTGTGCGTGTGGCCTTGCACGACCGATTTACCATGCAAACGCGCAGCTCTCAAAGCTGACGCGCCTGCATTTGGCGTTGTGCCCTGTTCGTCGCCATGTATGGCGATCCAATTTGTGCCTTCAATGGCATACGGCTTTTTGTGAAACTTAATGCCTAATTCGTCAAGCTTCATAAAGTTTTCGTAGCGCAATTCAGGCGCACCCAACAATGCTGGCAGACGGCTGGCAATTGAGTTAAACAAACGGTCAGTATGGTTTGAACGCACCATGTTGGCTTCAGGTACGTGCCTAGTCAATTCCCACAATAATTCAACGCAGCGATCACGGTCACGGCCAATTGTCGGCTCGTGTTCCTCACTCATGCCACGCGACCACTTTGAAATTGTGTTGAAATCGATTTCGTCGCCAATTGTAATAACTTCGTCAGTTTTAAAAGCTTTGATAAAAGCTGCCAAATTACGCGTTGCCCGTACATCTTCAAAAGGCACTTGAAGATCACTGACAACAACGATCTTTTTCATTCGTCGTCGTCTTCGTATTCCGTCGTGCCGATTTTGTTGGGATCGAATGGCTCGGGCAAAATCCAGCCAGGGTAAGCTTCTTTGTCGCTCAAAATACCCAATGCAATTTCAACGCTAAAACCAGCCTTACGCAATGCTTTGTAATACTCATTTAAGGCAATGCAGTATTGTTCAAGCGGCGAATAGTCAACATCTTTGACTGTTGCTACGCGTTTGCGAATAGGTCGTTTGGCTGCCATAGCATAAGTGTAAAGGTCAGTCAATCAATTTGTTGTACAACACGTCTAAACGCGCTTCAATGCGATTTACCTGGTCTTTTAAGCTTGATCCGCCATTTGGTCTAAATTCGTCCATGACTGATCGAACCATGACCTTAACGCCAGAATAGACGGCGGCCACTACACCAATGCAGCATGTAACAACCGCCGCCCATTCGGTCGGCGTCATTCCCCAGTAACTCCGAAATTTTTGTCATTTGGGTTTAAGTAGCGCAAAACGACTGGTGCAATTGCTGCAACACCTGCCATAAGCAAGGTTTTTGGATCAGTTACGCCAGCCATGTAAAGGGTCAAAACGGCAGCTAAAAAAGATCGTCCCCAGGAAGCTGCTATTGCTTTGGCTTTATCCATTTTTTTGTCTCCTTTTTTGGTTTTACTACTTTTGTAGGCAATTCAATTTTTGGGTATTCGCCTTTGTATGGCACAAATTTTGGCACGCCAAAACCAACAATGTCACGCTTTAATGATCGTTGCTTAATCATGACCATGCCGCCATTGCGTTGGTCGCCTGTACCGCTGGTATTGCCTTCAATGCACGTTACAACGTCACTGCCATGCTCAAAATCGATAACAATGCCAATGTGCGAAATACGGTCAACACCGTCATGTGGAAAATCCATAAATGCCAACGCGCCTAGACTTGGCAAATTTGACCAACGATTTGTTTCCTTGAATTTGTGCGCTCCGATTGCCGTGCTGACGACTGAATGAATTTTGACGCCTGCCTGGGCTGCACACCAATTAACAAAGCTGCCGCACCATGGCAAACCGTCTGCCTTTGTAAATTTTCCGTACTTTGTCAGGTTGTCGCCTTCTTCAATCGTGCCGACTTCAGCTGCGGCGATTTCGATCAACCGTGCGTTTGTGCCGTCAGGGTAGGTCATGACAATAACAACGCAGCTTCATCCGCGGTCAAACCAAGACGATCAAGAATTGCTTGGCGAGCAGACTCTCTAACCTTTAAATCATCAATTGCTATGTGAGCATGAATTGCTGTCTCTAATTCTTCTTCAGTCAATTCTACGCCATCCGCAGGAAAAATAACTTTTTTCTTTGAATCATTAAAGTTAGCAATTAAACCCTTGTCGCCTAATTCCTTTGATAATTGCGCTAAATTGATTTCCTTTGATGTAATTGCCATTATGACCCCAAATCAATAACTAGAATTTCACGATTTGCAAAAAAGAGTGCATTTGTACTTGGTGATTGGTATTTAGCAGTAAAAGTGTTAGAACCAGCAGTTACCGTTTGAATAGTGGCAGATGAAAACCTCAAAGGTTTTGAGCTTGACATGCTAGTAGAACCTGATCTAATTGAAGTTGTTTGAGTTGCCGCTCTAGTTGTGGCACCAGAAATCGCAAAATCCATAACTCCATTGCTATCTACGGCCGCATTAGTATCAATTGCACCGCTCACAATAACTAAAACTTTTGTTCCAGTTGTCAATGTAACTGCTGGCCCAGCTGTTGTTAAATCTGTAAATGATCCTGAGGTCGTACTTTCCCGCGTTGCGACGGTTGCCGTTGCATTAGTGATTGGCGCTGCAGCAGGTGCTGCCCACTTCATGCCCGTTGCTTCGGCTGAGTCTGCGGTCAAAACCGTATTGTTTGCACCTATACCTAAACGCGCGTCAACCGTTGTAAAAGTAAATAGATCGCCTTTTGTTGTTAGCGGTGTTACATCTGCCGTTGTTGTCCATGCTGGAACGCCGCCTGAAACTGCCAAAACCTGCCCATTTGTACCAATTGGCAAACGAGTGTTTGTGTTAGCAGTTGCCGACGAATAAGCAAGATCGCCCAGCGTCGTGCCTGGTTGTAATGCCTTTA